TCTTCCGATCTGGGGAAAGAAGAGAAAAAGAGAGAGGATCTTGAAAAACCAATATACATAAAATGATTTTTCACCCTGCCCTATGGGCATTTTTCACAAGGGCATAACAAAAACTGAATCAATGAAACTAGACCCCGACAAATCTTCACAAGTCCATTGCGCTTTTAATGAGATGCAGCAAGTCGAATCACTTGTTCCGCACCCGCGAAATCCGAATCAACATTCACCGCGACAAGTCATCTTGCTCGCAAAAATTATTGAAGCTCAAGGGTGGCGTTCGCCGATCGTTGTAAGTGAGCGAAGCGGGTTCATTGTCGCCGGACATGCACGACATGCAGCGGCACGAAAACTCGGGCTTGATCTTGTGCCAGTGAACGTCCAGCCGTTTGAAAATGAAGCGGCCGAATGGGCTCATCTTTTAGCAGATAACAGGATCGCAGAACTGGCCGACATTGACCGGGATGGGCTCGCAGAATTGATCAAGGAAATGGAGGGCAAAATCGATATGGAGTTGACTGGCTTTGACGAGACAGCCGTGTCGGAAATTCTTGAACAAATGGGCGACGGAGATTTTGAGCCGACCGACGATGATCAAAACCGCCTCGACGAAGTTCTTCCTTTGACTTGTCCCTACTGCGAAAAAGAGTTTCGCCCGCCGAGACGGGGCGGCGGATGGGGTTCACCGATTGAAGAAAAAGAAAATCCTGGTGGGAAAGATGAGTGAAGTTCACAAGCCATTCATAGGGAGCTTGTTTGCCGGGATCGGGGGATTTGACCTCGGGTTCGAGCGGGCCGGATTCAAGTCCATTTGGGCAAGTGAGATCGACCCGAAAGCTCGACAGGTCTTGGCTAAAAGATTTCCGAAAATGGAACTCCAGGAAGACATCAAAACTTTTAACCCCGACGAATTCGACTGCCCGCGCTGTATTGTTTTCGGTTCACCCTGTCAGGATTTTAGCTATGCAGGAAACCGATCGGGAATTGATGGCAAGTCCAGTAATCTATTTTATGAAGCAACAAGAATTGTTCGGGAGTATGTCAAACGAGGATTACGTTATGCAGTTTGGGAAAACGTACCGGGTGCATTCACATCTAACGGCGGACATGATTTTGCGATGGTCCTCAAATCATTGGCAGACTGCGGGGCGATGGATATCGCGTGGCGGGTTTTGGACGGTCAGTATTTCGGAGTGGCCCAGCGACGGCGACGTGTGTTTCTTGTCTCAGATTTTGGAGGAGAAAGTGCCAGTGAAATATTATCTCTCGCCGAAGGCTTGCAGGGGGATCCTCCGCCGAGCCGGGAAGCGAAATCTTGTACTGCCGGCGATGCTTCAAAAAGCACTGAAACAAGTGGCGCGAACGACTTGAAAGTTTGCTCGACACTTGATGCCAGCTATTACCGTTTACAAGGCACAAGCGGACAAGATGCAAATCACGGCCACAGTCATTTGGTGCCAGATTTGACCGGGCCATGCACAGCGAAATGGGCCAAGATGAGTGGCGGGCCTTCCGGGGACGAATGCCAAAATCTTTTGCCAGATACCTCAGACCCTTTGACGGGCAAAAACTGGACAGGAAGAAAGTGGGCCATAAACACTAGGCAAGACCCTGTTATTTTGGACGATTGTTCAATGCCGCTTGAAAGCTCAGTCCCGCAATCTGTCGGGGTTCAGGTTCAATGGGCAAGTGGTGGCGGGAAAATGGAAAACAACACCGCACAATCATTGCGAGCAAATGCCGAAGCGAATTATCAGTTTCTCAGGCAAAACATGGCCGTGCGTAGATTGACCCCAAAAGAGTGTGAACGACTGCAGGGTTTCCCTGATGACTGGACAGCGGGCCAAGCTGATACCCACCGCTATCGTCAGCTCGGCAATGCCGTTTGTGTGCCTGTCGTGGAGTGGATCGCAAAAAACTTGATTAAGGCAACATGAGCCCAACCATTAAATCCCCGCTTTATCTGGACTGGTGTTCGCAGGAAGCTTCAACCTATGCCGTCGAAAACTGGCATTATTCCCGACACATGCCATCGGGCAAAATCATCCGAATCGGCGTCTGGGAGTTTGGGAAGTTTGTCGGCACCGTGATTTTCGGACAGGGCGCCAACCCGCAAATCGGGAAGCCGTTTAGTCTTGAGATGTCCCAAATCTGTGAGCTTGTGCGGGTAGCAATGAAGAAACACCAGTCGCCCGTAACGAAAGTGGTCGCGATTGCCTTGCGTATGCTGAACAAGAAATGCCCGGGGATAGAATTGGTGATTTCGTATGCCGATGAACAAATTCACGGACACATTGGAAGAATTTACCAAGCGGGCAATTGGATTTATATGGGCAAAAGCACACCGATCGCCCCGATGTTTTTGAATGGAGTGATCCGGCACAATCGCACCGTTTCAAGTCGTGTAAAGACGACTTCGGGAATTGCACGGGGCAAAGTCCGCCAAAAGCATAAATACCTAATGCCGCTGAATGACGACATGAGAAAGAAGGTGGAGAAGCTTCGGAAAGAATATCCTAAAAGCGTGTAAAGCATAGTCGCGATGCGCTCGGCAATCCAGCCGGGAGAGGGGGGTGCGATTCCCACCTACACGCTCCAAATTTTATGGCCGAAAAAATACTAAGCAAAGACCAAGCCGACCTTGTTCTTAAAAAGAATCAGGAAAACATCATAAAGAAAGCGGCCGCAGGGAAAGTCCTGACAAAGCACGAACTGGAAATCCTGCACGAAGTCACTGGGCAAGCTCCCAAGAAAAAACTGACACTCGATGAACTTGCGGAAGCACTCAGTATCGGCCGACGAACCATCACATATTTGCGCAAAGATCATGGCGGGCCACGATCCTCGAACTTGATTGAGTGGCAAGCCTACTTGATTCAACGGGCAATCGAGACAGACGACGACAAGACAGTTAACAGGCTACCCGCAGAAATGCAGAAAATGCGGGCGCGATTATTGAAAGCTCAAGCGGGCAAGGAGGAAGCTGTGCGGAAGTTGCGAGAGCTGGAATTAAAACGCCGGAGCGACAATCTTGTGCCGATGTCCGAAGCCCGTGAAGCCATCAAGATGGTTTGCGCTCCGTTGCGGGGGTTGCTGGACATGCTGCCAAAGTCTGTGGCTTTACAGGCCAACCCGACCGATCCGGAATTGTCTGAAGAGGCCATTCGTTCAGGATTGGACAAAGTTTATGAAATGCTTGACTCAGAAATTACGAAGTAATAACGACGACTGGAAACTATGTCAGATAATAAACCTTGACGGGATATGAGAACAAAACTCGATAACTTTGCTCTAGATTTCTTTCGTGTAAGGCCACGCTTAAACGTCTTGGAATGGGCTGAAAAAAACGTCGAGCTGTCTCCCCGCATAACTGAGCAACCCGGGCCTTACTCCACGCGACTCCATCAGTATGTGCCGGAGGTGCTGAATTGCATGAGCGACCACACGATCAAGCGTGTGTCGTTGTGTTGGGGATCGCAGACAGCCAAGACGACCACTTTTTATGTGATGGTGGGCTATTCAGTTGATCAAGCTCCACGCCCGATTCTGTGGGTTTTTCCGAATGTCGGCCTGTGCAAAAATTTCTCCAGTGAAAGATGGCTTCCGTTCTGCCGGGAATCCCCAGCAATCGCCGCAAGGATTCCACGTTACGGTGATGGCTCAGTTGACGAAGATCGATTCAACATGATCAAGCAAGAATTCGATCAATGCACCATGAATCTGGTGGGCGCTGGATCGGCCGCAAACGTCCGGTCGTACCCTATCGCGATTCTTGTTTTGGATGAAATTGACGTTATTGACGAAGGCACCCGCCGCGAATGCCTCGACAGGATCAAGGGCAAGGTGGATTTCAAAGTCCTTCAAAGCTCCACCCCGATAGCAGAATCTGGTGGCATTTGGCAGGAATTCATGGAAGGCGATCGCCGCCGCTTTTATATGCCCTGTCCTCACTGTGGGGAGAGAATCATTTTTCGATGGAAGAACGACAAGGGCAAACACAACATCCAGTGGGACGAACAGGCTAAGCTAAAAGATGGGACGTTTAACCTGTCACGGGTCCAACGGTCTGCCCATTACATTTGCGAAAGCTGTAAGGGCAAGATTGAGAACAAGCACAAAAGCAAGATGCTACGTGAAGGGGTATGGACCCCGACAAGCTCAGCGGCAGAAAGCGGGGTGCGATCTTATCACCTTAATTCGCTGTATTCTCCGATCCTGACATTCGGCCGAATTGCCGTTGAATACTTGAAAAGCAAGGGCTCGGTGGAAGCGATCAAGACATTCGTCAATGGCTGGCTGGCTGAGCCGTGGCGTCCCGACGTGGGTGTGATTGATCCCGAAAAATTCAAGGCAGTCGAACAAGATTACGAGCGCGGAAAGATTATGGGTAAATATAGAATTCTTGCGGTTGACGTGCAGCGAAATGCCTTTTTCTGGATCATTCGCGGATTTGATGCAGACGGTCAAAGCTGGTTAATTGATAACGGCATGGCTCCCTCTTTCACAGACTTCACCGCATTGATTGACCGCTACGAAGTAAGCTATTCAATCATCGACACAGGCTATCGCACACAGGAAATGTACGAAAACATATTTGAAAACCGCCCGCACTGGTTCGGGGCGAAGGGGTGGGACAAGCTCCCGCAGTCTTTCCGCATGACTAAAGTGGACCCATTTTCCGTTACGCCGCAGGGAAAAAAGCGGGCAAGCAAGAGGGCAATAAATATCCTGCACGTGAACAAGGAAATATGGATGCAGGAAATGCTAAACAAGCGGACCGGGGCGGCATTAAATTGGTGGGTATATAATAAAATCGACCCCGAATATGTGCGGCAAATGTTGTCCACAAACTTGGTGGAAAAAGTAAACAAAACAGGCAG